CAACAATAGTGCCAAGCGTATATTGATAATATTGCGGCATCGCCTCAAGTGCAGTAAAGCCATCAGCAACAATAGCCCTGCCCCAATCACCGCAAAACGCCAAGATCAACGGAATGCTGAACAGGATAGTCAACCATTCATCTTTCCAGCTTGTTGATGTGGCATCAGCCATCTTCAAATCCCAGTCGATTTCGCCAGTGGCTTGCTTCTGGGCAATAGTGGCCGCTGCTTTAGCTTGTGCGACCTTTGTTTCTGCCGCTGCTTTGCTGGTTTCAACTTTGCCTTAAAGCCACGTTGATGCCAGATTTGCCAACGGTGATATTAATAAATTAAGCATCTGATAAAGCCCTCATCCTATCAATTAACCGGCCAGCACGATTTGGCACTTGCCTTGCCCACTTGCTGTCGGCCATCTGCGTTGCAGCCTCATCATAATCATAATTAGCTATAGCCGCACGACACTTGATGAAGCGACCAAAACGGCTGCGGCCTAAGTTAAAAGCCATATTCGCCAAGATTAGCTGGCATTCTTCCGGCAGATCATCCCAATTTTCAAACAGTGACCGGCAATCTTCAACAGTGACAGCAATATCAAGCGCAAATAGCTGCCGACAGCGTTCCGGCGTTATTTGCGTGCCGACCGGTCTGCCGTGTTCTGCGTCAGCTTCGCGGATCAAATGCCCGATGCCAACAGTGGGCAAGCCCAAATGATCTAAATAAATATCTAGCCGCACGCCCTCATCGCTGGCTATTTCTTCCCGTAATTGATCCATATTCATCGTCTCATCTCCAAAACGTAATCAACCGCACGATGCCAGCTTTCAACTTCCGCTTCAGCCGTAAACCGCGATGGCGACAGTCGCTTCGTGCTTTGTAAGCACAGCTTTGCGGTGGGCAAGAACAAGCAACGTCTGTGCGATGGATCACCGGCAACCAAAGCATATATGTCAAAATCCCTTGCACTGTGCTTGCGCTTGACTTTACTGCCGTGGGCAAGCTGAAATTGGTAAGACGGTTGCCGATGTGGTCTTTGATGCAGCGACGCAGTTTTAACTTGCACCGACAAATAGCTACCAGCATTAAAAGCCACCAAATCGACAGACGTTTGCTGACATAATGAAACCTTGTGTGTCCCGATCGAAATAATAGCCGCCGCTGCAAGATATTCCCCCATTAATCCAATTGTGACTGCACTATTTAACAATAGCTGACGCCGCCTCAATCATTACAGCCAAAAACAGCCCAATGATAACCACAATGCAACCAATAACAATAGCCCCAAACTTGAAATTTTCTATCATCTCTTGTTGGCGTTGCTGTTCCAGCTTTCTTGCCCTTGCACGCGCTTCCTTCGCTTCTTGCAGACGTTTGGCACGTTCTGCCAGTATTGCCGCCCAAGTGCCGTGACCAAAACGAAAGTCAACCATTCTGGCAACTTCTGCGATCTGTTCTGCCGCAAGCTTTGCATCGATCATTTCTTTCGCCACAGACTGCACGCCAAACTGATCGGCTAAACCAACACCCGATTTGCGGTTGCTGGCTTGCTGCACCTGTTTTTGGCCGGTAAATAGGGCATCTATCTGACCGGCGATCTCGCCAATATCTTTGGCGGTGTTTATGTTTTGCTTGATAAAATCAACGCTTGCTTTGACTAAACTAATGCCAGCAAGTGCCGCTGTGACTGGTTCCAAGACAATTGACCTTCCGCAAGTCTCTGACACCGCCACTGCTTCGGCATCAAGTTGGCAATCTCCCCAACGTCCTTTGCCATAGTCATTGCGCGTGACCGGCAAGCTTCCCGCGTTTCACTGTAGATAATCGAATGAAATTCTATGCAATCAGTCGGTGCGCCTATGACGCAAGCTAAAACGATTGCTTTAAACATCGCCTTGGATACGCTTGACGATACGCTGCATTGTTGGGGTTTCGTAAATTCTGATCAGCACCCAAATGCCGGTGAACAATGCAACAAAGTCTGGCACCATAGACATCCAAGCAGCAAACGTACCTGTGCCAGCCGCAACGTCAATGATGACTTTGTTTTCTTCGTTCATTATTCGCCGCCTTTCTTAACAAGCCATCAAAACGCAAGGCACAAGATATGACCCATCGTCATAAGTGTGCGAAACGTGCGTTGATGTTACTTTCGCAATCGTTTTGCTGCGAACAATGTCATCACCCTGCGGCTTTGCAGTGCCATCGCCAGCACTCATAAGCAAGTCACCTCTGGCTACAGTTGTGTCTTGTGCAATGCGGATGACTACATCGCCAGTCATTGCGATGTTCATATCATTGAACTCGTCATCGTCATTGTCCCAATTCACAAATACGCCAGCAACATTTGAATCACCTTCAACAGAAGATACAGCCATACAGTTTAGCTGTTCGTTGTTTTCTGTGTATGCGTCAGCCGCTGGGGTTTTTTCATCACCAACTTGTGCGTAAACAGCCGCAGTTTTTTCATCACCAACAGAAACGCCTTCTGGCAGCGTGTCATCTTCTGTGTAATATGTGGCTGGTGTAATTTCTGGCAGTTCATCGCCATCAACATAATAGGTTGCTGCAACAGCCTCGTGATGCCAAACAGCCATTTGGTCAAGGTTAGTCATTACTGTGCCTTTGACGATATTGGTGTCTTTTGTGCCATCAGTAAGCTGTGACCAACGTGCTAGGTGACCGCCGTTGTATGATACTAATGTGCCGGATACGGAGATGGTGCCTTCGCTAGTACCGTCTTGATAAAAATTAACAAGACCACCATCGTTTGTTTGTCGGTTGACATAAAGAACATTCCCGCTAGACCTTGTGTGAAAAGCATATCCAGTGGAGGCAAGTTCGTGACCAGCAGTGTTAAGGCTACTTGATGTTTTACCTATTAGCACGTCCCCGGCGCTATCAAGGCGCATCTTTTCCGGGCCATTAGCGCCAAACTGTATGGCGTTGACAGAATGATTGTATTGAATAAATCCAGCACCAGTATCTTGTGGGTCACCAAAACGAATTTGTTGGCTTGCTGTATTAGGTGTCAAAAACTGAAGTACGGCTGTCGTACTGTTTTCTATAGTAAGCACTGAATTTGTTGCACTATCTACGCCGCCAGCATCGCCTTTTCTAACGTGCAAACGAGGCTCTGAGTCGGGCGTTGTGATTCCAATGCCCACGTTGCCTTCGTGCCGTATTCGCATCACTTCATTTATTGTTGGTGAGCCACTGCCGGTGGAAGCACCTGTCAAAAACGCTATTCCACTGGAATCACCGTTGTCTTCATAAACGCCTTTAATGCGAGCCTGTGTACCCGCTGAACCGCCCGATGAATCAGAACTTACAAAATCAATTTGACCAAGCGTTTCTGTGTTTGCGCCAGTAGTGTCAGTGCTTGTTAGCTTAAGTGTTGCGCCAGCCGTATCGGAAATATCTACAGTGCCAGTTATGTCACAGCCAGAGGCAGTCGTGGCGAGTGTTGCTGCGCCAGCGTAATACAGAGTAGCTGCACCGCCTGTTTGCCCTGCAAAATAGTTATCACCAGCAGTGTTCTCTAAGATAATAAAATCTTGCGCTTTTACAAAAAGACTGCCAGTGCCTGTATCTTCAATGTAACTATGTGTCCCATCGTGGTAAAGCTGCAAGTCATCAGAATTTCCTAGCAGTATCTTGTCGTTGTCACCAAATGACACATTACCAGTTACTGAACCACCAGTAGTCATCAGCGCACCAGCGGCTGCAACATTGGTTGCGTCTGTTACGTCTGCGGATGCCTCGATGCCGTCAAGTTTCGTGCCATCAGCTGCAACATCGCGACCATCAACAGTGCCAGAAACGGTTAAGTTGTTAATGCTTAGATTTGCTGTACTGTCAACATTATTCAAATCTGCGCGCGCGGCTTCAAACCCACCCGCTGTTGCGCCATCGTGAACGTGAACGGATTTGTTTGTTGTGTTAACAGAAATCTCACCATCAGCACCAGTAAACCCTGTGTGCTGGGTTGAGCTTCCGCGCCTGCGCTGAACTTGTTTTGTCATTTTTTAATCTCCGGTGGCGATTTTATCATTTATGGGGCTGAAGGCCAAGTCACAGAATGAACCGGCTGGTTTGTGATATCTCTTAATGCTTGCCGATAAGGTCGCCACGCAATAGAAATAGCCTCATTAACATCAGCGTTTTGTGTCCAGTCGCTTTGCTGCAACAACCTGTTTCTTTGTTCACGAATAGCAACCCACGCATTTGCCTCATCGAAAACCCACGATTTGCTTGCATAATCAAACTTGTGATCTTCAGATGGTGCTTCGCCTTTTTCAATAAAACCATCAGCCCAATAAAACTTATTTGCATCATAAGAACCTTGGACAATAGAGTAGTCGCCAGCTTGCGAAGCAAAGTCACATTCTTGACAAGAACCATTCCGCAAAATCTGACCAATGGCTTTATCATAAACTGTGTAAACAATCATTTTTTAAACTCCACAGCTGTGAAAAGCAAATTAGTCCAATCATAACTGCCAGTGCCAGACGTTTTTTGCAGTTGCGCACCAAACAATTGCGTGCCTGCCGATGGGGTTAAATAAAATTCAAAACTAAATGTTTCTTGTTGCTCAGTGTTAGTTGTTGCCACGCGTTGCGTAAAAACTGTGTTGTTTTGATAAAAACGAACCCTAAAAGATAAACCTGTGTTGCCAGATCCAACAAATGAAACATTTAAAATTAACGGTGCGCCTGTCGTGGTTACTGAAAACGTATTTTGGAAAATGCTTACTGGGTTTGCCGTAAATTCAAATGACGGAATTGTCACAGCTTGATCTGCAATTTTAATCGTATCAACAGCTAGGTCATTTATTTTTGCGGTTGTTATAGCCGCGTCTGCAATTTTTGCATTAATAATATTTGCATCTGCAATTTTCGCGCTTGTGATAGCTGAATTTGCAATGTTTGCTGTGTCAACTTCAATCGTTCCCAAATCCGCAGCGATTGCTGACAATTCCGACACGCTTATTTTATCAGCCGTAACTGCACCCGCACCGATCTTTGATGTAATGATTGAGGATGCCGCAATTTTATTTGTAACAATTGCGCCTGTGCCAATCGCAGCCGATTGGATAATGCCAGAAACAAACAGATCAGATGCGTTAATCGCTCCGGCAGCTATCGTGCCAGCGGTAATTGCATCAGCCGCAACCTTGCCAGCGGTAACAGCGTTTGTTGCTATCTTATCAGCCGATATTGCGCCAGCCGTAATCTTTGCCGCCGTGACAGCGTTTGACTGAATTGCATCAGCGGTGATGCTATTTGCTGCAACTGCATCGGCAGTGACGGCGTTTGTCGCAATCTTTGACGCAGTAATTGCATCATCTGAAATCTGCACGCCAACAATCTGACCGCTGATATTGGTTGCCGCAAGATCCGCAGTCCAATCATTGCCATCATAGCGGTAAAGTTTGTTATCGGTTGTAAGTATTACCACACGCGCTTGTGTCAAGTTTGTGGTGGGCAATGAGGTGACGCGCTCAATCGGCCTTAGATCATCAGAGAACAGCCCTTCGCCAAGCTCACCGGATAAATCTTGCGTGGATACAGCCGCAGTGAACTGTGTGCCATCATAGCGGTAAAGTTTGTTGTCGGTGGTGTTAAAAACAATGCTTGTTCCAGTGTAGCCGGTTGGTGATGGCAATGATGAAACTAACGAAACTGGCTCAATCCCAGATGCAAAACTTGCTGCGGTAATCGTACCAGCCGCCACGTTTGACGCGGTGTAAAGGTCTGTTGACCAGCTTGATGTGCTATCATCCCAGCGATATAGCGTCAGATCGGTTTTAAGCAAAACAATCTGCCCATCAAACGACCCGCTGGCCGGCAAGCTGGCAACCGGCTCAATGCCAAACGCACCAGCCTCTTGGAACAAATCATTGACTGCATCGTTGAAATCGTTTGGCTCGATCAGCAATGTTGTTGCATTTACTGAACTTGAATAGCCCGATTTATTTAACGACAGATCGACAGCACGCACCCAAAAATAGCGCGTGATATCATTGGTCAGACCACCCCTGAAAAACCGCGTGCCAGATATTGTGCCAATCAGATTGGCTGTGCCAAGGCTGTCAACTGTGTTTTCCCAGATTTCGATATAATCTAAATCTTGATCTGCGGGATTAGTCCAATTTAGTTCGATTGCTTTATAAAGGCCAAAAGCAGATAAAGACGTTGGCGCAGCCGGTGGTGTCGTGTCGCCAGCCGATGCAAGCGTTGATGACACAAAAGCAGACCGCGCACCAAATGAATTGATTGAGCGCACGCGCACGTTGTAATCATAGCCGTTCAATACTGGTATAATTGTAAATGAATTGGTCGTGCCAATGACTGACGCATATTGTGCATCTGGCGACAAGATAGGCTCATTGGTCAAGCCATAATCTTCTTCGTCTGTATGTGACGCAGTGATCAAACCCCAATTTTCAGTTTCATCTTGTGCAACTGTGATTGAGCCGTAATCTTCTTCACCGCCCAGCCGTTTATATTGGATTTCGTAGTATTGAACAAAGCCAGCGTTGACCACATCCCAATCAGCGCGAATGGCTGGGATTGTAATGCCATCATCGTTTACAACTGCTGTTGCAGTTAGCGTGAAATTAGTCGGGACTGGTGGCGATACGCCGCTGGGCAACGTGGTGTTGTCTTGCTGAAAAGCTGTTTCTTCAGCGTTCCAAGCATAAACAGATGCGCTTGTTTCTGTTAATACGCAATCAACGCAAACTTCGTTCTCACTGAATACAAGTTTCCAAGACACCAGTTCAAATGGCTTGTTGGTGAAGCCCATTCTGGTGTTGTTAATCATCACAGTGTCGCCGACTTGGAACTGAAATGCGGTCAATTTAAAGCGTGCTGAAATTGATATTTCTTGCCGGTTTCTGTATAGAACTTGCTTTGCAATGCGCTGCGCCATCGATGAAGATATTGTATATGGCAAATCTAAATTTACATATCTGCGCTCGTTGTTGTCTTCGGCCTCAAAAGTTGATGATGTAATTTCTGGATAATCGGATGGCTGATAGCTGGTTTCTGGCGATACAAATTGCCCTTTAATAGCGTTGAAATTATCGCGTGCAGATATAGCTGTGCTGATATTTAGGCCACCAGCCAAATCGTTTTCATCAAGCGTAACTGTTGGGGTTGTATATGCACCAGCTTTGACTGCCCATTTGCCATTGACATAATAAAGCGCACCATTCATTGCGGTCAGCAAATCTTCGATGATCGACTTTGGCGTGTCGCCAGTGTCAACCCGACCGTCCAGCGTGTATCTCGTTTCTGTGCTGGTGTCTGACAGCGTGACAGTCTCATCGCAAATATTTGCCGCAGCAATGAAAGATGTTTCATCAATTTCGGCAGACGTAACGCCAAGCCCATAAGTGCTGTCAAGCAAATAGTCGCGCAAGATCATTGCCGGATTTCTTGACCAGATTGTTGTTGATGTTCTGGTGTCGTAAATTTTACGCCCACGAATTTTTGCGCTGATATTTGGCAATCCGCTGGGAAAGGCATCCGCATTATATTCAAGCCGCAGATAAATATATGCTTGATCGGTCAGAACGTGGTCAGTCGTCCAGCTTGTGTCGCTAATTAGTGATGCTGGTATGTTTGCCACAGTGCCTTTTGTTACTGTGTAAATATTTGCCAAACCGCTGTATTGGCTAGTCGTCACAGCATTATTGACAATGGTTAGTTCTGTATCGTCAAAATAAATAGCTTCGAATGAATTGACCTCGTGCGCTGCCATCACAATGACAATATGCAAATATTGATCGTCATTTGTGCTTTCAATGTGTGCAACCGAACCGCCGATGCGGGTTTCGCCATACATTAACTTGCGACTTGTGTTCGGTTGACGCACAGTAAGGGTTTGCCTTTGATCCGGCAGACTTGGTGCTTTTGGCTTTGGCGTTAATGCTTTGTTTGCCGCGCTAAGCGCAAGATTAAGCGCAAAGGTGCTAGCAACATAAGTCAACGTGATAGCTGTACTCGCCGTAAAATATGCTGTGCCGACAGTTACGGCTGTGGCGGCGGCGGCGGCAACGACTGCTTGCGGCATACTACACTCTCCAAACTTTCTTCGCCGCACTTAGCGGCAGAAAAACCAAACCATCTTTGCCCATTGCTGCAACCTTGTCACCAACAATCAATGATAACGCATCGCCATCTGGTGTGTCTATTAGCGCAACATCGCCGCGCTGCGCTTTAATAGGGTCTACTTCGTCCAACCTAGCCCCGACACTGGTTGCAAGATCACCCGCGCCAATCTTTATCAGTGCCTTAACAGAACCCGCTGCGGAGCGATATTGCCCGATAAAATCATCAAAGCGTGATGATCCGCAAATAGCTTTTTCAGCATATAAACAAAACAAAGCACAATCTGCCTTGCCCCATTCAAATTTTTTATGTCGCCATTCCTCAATATGATTTGCCAAAAGGTCAGGCCAGTTTGCTAACCGCCCCATTTGATTTCAGCCTCTTGCAAAGAATTGACAAAATCAAAGCCTTTATCGTTTGGATGAAGTGACTTTTGATCTTCGGATGTGTATCTACGCACACGTGGTCGTTCTAAATCAATGAGACGGTTTTCTGCGCTTAATGTAATGTTACAAGTCTCACCATTTTCATCAATGGTCATCACATCCATACGACCAGAAAAAATCTGATAGCTGTCAACAGTTGCGCCATCTATTGTGCCAACGTGAATTTTGATGTTTTTATATTGATAATTTTCATTTAATGCATATGAAAGTATTGTTGAATTGATGCCGGATAGTCCAAGCGTGACACCCTTCGCACCAATTTCGGCAGCTTCTTCAATATTTGAGATAGATAAAAGCTGACCAGTACCGGAATAAGTATTACTGTCAAAAGTCAGATCGCCGATGCCGTTCCACAATCGCACAGTGCCGGATGTGAAAAACATCTCCACAGCCATAAACGCTGTGAAACTGGCATCAGCAAAACCAGATGGTGCGCCTGTTCTACTCATAATGCTTCGACCGCTGCAAAACTGATTGAATAAAAACCAGCGTTATTGATATCCCAATTTGCTTCGTTTGAGTTCAGCCGGAAAACACCTTTTGCACTTGTAACCACAACCGCAGCGTCATTTGCTGGTGATGAACGCAGATCAGGCCAAAGGTTCAACGTGGCTTCACCGCTGGCGTTAGTGTCAACATCTTCTAGCACTTTATAAAGCCGCGCAGTTGACCCGCTGCCAAGCTGAATATAATCGCCAGCTAGCAAGTAACCAGTGGCAGACGCTGGCAATCCATCTATGGCTAATTCGTTTCCAGTTTGACTAGCACCATTAACAACCGGTGTGCCTGCCGCTGTTGCAGCCGACCCGCGTGGCGTTGCAGCATTTGGATCGCCTAGTAAAAACGTGCCAAACTGACCGCGCAGTCTTAGCAAGAAAGCATTCCAATATTCTGCATCTGACCGTTTTGTCGGCGGTATTGTAATCGCTGCCGACCATCTCGCGCCAGCGTGACGCACGACCTGTTGCTGCAAAGTGAACGGTGATGTGTTTATGCCGACCACATCTTCAGCCGATAACGTAACACGGGCAATGCCGGTATGCGTTGGAAAAGTCAGTGGATAAGTTTCAGCCATAATTAACCCCCAAACGCACTGGCAAAGCCGCCGCCGCGCCGCCTTGCGTCCAGCACCGCAGCCTTTGACGCTTCTTGGATTTGCGGCATCATCTGCATCACTTCAGCGCGTACTGTTTGCGATACGCCAGCCGATAGGTTGATGGTTTGATTAACCACTACACCGCCGCCGCCCAGCTTGTTATTTGGCACTATAGACCCGCTTTGATTTGGCACAAACATTTCTGCACCGCGCTCACCAACAAGATAAGATTTGCCAGCCGAAACAGACCCGCCATTAGCCCTAGCCCCTCCAAAGATTGCGCTGCCAATTGTTTGCAGGAAATTACCGCTGCCCATAGCCGAAGCCAATGGTTTTGTAATGCTTTGCTGGATTTGTATGCGGATCAGATCGGCAATAATAGATTTTGCCATTGATTTGAAAGCATCCTTTGCACTAGCTGCACCCATAGTAACATCAACAAGTGCATCTTCCAGCGACTTGACACCACGCACCGCCGCACCGCCAAGACCCTCTTGGATTTCATCGCCTTTTTCTTTTAGCTTTTTTAAACTTTCAGCAAGCGTGTCAGTTTTTTCTGTTGTCTTTTCCATATCCGGCATTAACGCTGCAAGCTGTGCATCTAAAGCGGCAATTGCTTGGCCGGTCAAGTGCGCTTCTTTTTTGTCTTTTTCAAGACCAGCTTCAAGGCTGTCCAGATTTGGCAACAATTTATTGACTGCATCAGTTAGACCAGGGAACGCTTTTTCTGCCAGTTTCATTGACTCGTCAGCGGCAAACTTGACTGCGTTAATAACCTTGTCAAGATTGTCACTCATTGAAGCAATGACAGCGATCACAGTCAGCGTGCCAACCATCAACATTTTCTGTGCGCCGCGATATAATATCATCGCCTTTTGCGCTTTCAATAATGCACCGCCAAACTTAATGAACGCTAACGCTTGCCCAAGAATGGCTTTAGCAAACAGATATGACGTCACAGCAATCAAACTGCGCCGCAAAAAGTCAATGTTGCGCGAAACAAAATCAGCCATTTTGCCAATGTTTGAAAAAATGACAGGGATCATTCGCACGCCAGATGCCAAGAACTGACCAATGGATGTTGCCAGACCATTGCTGCTTTGCATCATCTCGCCAAAAAATCTTGAAACATCAATCAAAGCTTGATTAAAACCAGCCTCGCCAATGGCTTTTTTGAACGTGTCAAAGCTGTCGCCAAGATTTGAAAATGCACCATTCAATGTTTTGGTTTGTTCTGCCATCGCACCGGCAAATTGAGTTTCACCCAATCCAACCAGATATCCGGTAATTGCTTCAGAACTTTTTTGAACGGTTGTAGTCATTCCCTTAAAAGTAAAGGAAACCTTGTCGCCTTCTGTTTTGGCCTTGATGCCAAACTCTTTCAAGCGTTCAAACTCACCGACAGCCGCGTCTGCCGCTGCTTCAACAAACTGGTCAAGCGACTTGCCCACGCCGGACGTGATGTTGCCGAATGCCACCATCGTTTTGATTGATGGCTTTAAACCAACGGAAATCAGCTTGTTAAAGCTGCCAACAACTTCTTTCAATGCGAATGGTGTTTTGGCTGCAAACACTTGCAAAACTTCAAATGCTTTAGATGCGTTTTCGGCTGATCCCAAAAACGTCTTCAAAGATGCTTCAAGAGATTGAAACTCTCTGTTGGTCTGCACAGTCGATTTGACCAAAAGGCCAAAGCCAGTTGCACCAGCAAGTCCAGCAATGGCAGTCTGCACATTGAAGACCGCCCCTTTGATTTTTCCAAGGCTAGAACGTAACCCAGCAAACGCTGTGCCGGTATTGTTTTTGGCAGTGATCGTGATCGGCAGATTATTTTTCATTACCATTTTCAATCACCTTGAAATATGCGAACCATTCGTTCAATTCATTTAGCGTCAATTCTTCAATTTCGGCTTGTGTCTTGTGAAGGCGATCCGCCAAGGCCAGCATATTCAGCCTCAACGGGTCGCTTTTTAGTTTTTTTCCGCATCCCCAACGCTTTCAACATCGCCAAACATCTGCCCAGCAATATCGGCAATCAAGGTCACGCTATCACCCATCAGATACATTTTATCTTCAAGAGTGAACAACCGCTTGCCGTCAGCATCTTCAGCTTTGCTAATAATCAAATCAACCATTCCGGCAATCGTCATATTGTTTAGAAAGTCTTTGTGCTTTTTTTGCAGCTTGTCAATGTCTCCGGCGGTAATGGCTCCAGAATAAATAACCAACGGCTGACCATCTTCGCCCCACTCATCAACGCTAATGACCTTTCGGTCGCGATTACGCCTTGCGGCGATCTGTTCTCCCAAGCCCATTTTTTACCCCTTAAACAACTGTTTCAGTTAGGCCACCAGTGCCTTGCATAGAATAGGTGGCGGTGTTGATCCCATCAGACGATACACCGATTGAACGGCTAGTGACAATCGCTGAACCCGTGAGCTTGTGATCTCCAGTTGTGTTACCTTCCATACCCAAAACCAGCGTCACCGTATCGCCAGCGGTCACGTTGTTTTGCGCTGTGTCTGTATCATCAAAATATGTTTCAACAGTTGCTGTGAAATCTGTAAAGCTGGCTTTGTATGTCTTTGATGTGTCGGACATTACGGTATCTTCGATCACATCGCTGGTTTCATCCACGCTGAATGAAATCACTTCAGCCATTACGTCTGTGCCGATAAGTACGACACCATCGTTACCCTTAAAAGTCGCCATTGGTTTATCTCCTTAAACGGCAGTTTCAACGTCATTTTCTTTGGTGCGATATTGCACCGTTATAGTAAACTGACCAACGGCAACCGGCTTTTCGCCATCGCCACTATAGTCAGCCTCAAACGCAACAACCTGTGCATCTTTTGCCAGATTGTTTAGCGTAGGATCAGCGGCAATCGCTTCTTCAAGCTCAACCGCAATAGTATCAAGCGAATTATCGTAATTCGCTGTCCCAGAAACGTATGCTTCAACAGCAACGTCAAGAACCCTGTTCACAGAACGCGCCAAAGTGATTGTATCAAATTCTGTGGCTTCGCTCTTGGTAAAAATACAAAGTGCCGGAAGCTTTGTCTGTTCCAGCGGAAAGATACGGCTGCGAAATACGTTGCTGCCGGTGGTGGTCAATCCCGTTAGTGTCGTCACGATCTGGTCGCGGATTTGCTGACGAACGTGCGCCATCTATTGTTTCTCCAATACCAACGTGGTCATACCAGTGCCGTCATCCTGCACAATCCGCATCGTATAGGCCACCGCATTGATCGTGATAGTGTCGCCTTCGGCTGCGGTGCTAACGTCTGCGGTGCGGCAAACGAACCGTGGCTGTTGTAATGCAAAGCCAACGCCCCCACCAGCGTCAACCTCAACAAATTCATTATCAAATATGCCATTGATAGTGCCGCCCGAATAGGTCGCCGCAACCCCAAAATCGTCAACGCCAATGAAGATGGCGCGGTCATCTGCGGTTTCGACAGCCATTAGTCGGCATCCACTTCAACGGCTTTTGGCTTTTTAGCTGACCATAGCTTTGCGAACCCGCGATCAATCAGCTTGTTCGCCTCATCTTGGCGCACATCGTGATCTTCACCGGCAAGCATAATCCCGACCGAACCCGCTTGGCAGTCTTTGATGGTTGTGATTTTGATCAGTTTCATTGTCATTTTTTCTTTGTGTTCCGCTTTACTAGGCTGGCCGCTGATTTCTTTGTTAGGCCAATTGCCCGATCAGTGATTCCTTGCTTTTCTTCATAAACTTCGACTTTGCCGG